GTGTGGAACCCTTACCAAAGTGCTGTATACATCCCGTTTAAACAAAAAGATCCGCTTCTGGATTTCAGAATTATGATGGATATGCAAACTCCAGCTATCAGTGCCACAAGATGTGTTCCGGTAGACTGCGATGTTGCAACCAGAATTTCAGAACAAAGCTTAACTCTTATCACAACACAAGAGGCTGAATGTGTCATACCTGACGAAGGACACATCAATGATCGCGGACTCATTCATCGTCACAGAGCTCCACCAATGATCGGTCCATGTAATATGGAGGTGGATGTTCAGAATTACGATATTGGAGATGAAAATATTCCAGCCCAAGCTAGATATCCTCACGTCTATAGGGCGCATCAACATGGAAGATTCCCTTAGCCGTTGCCCGAATCTATATCAGATAATGCACACATTATCGATAATATAGGATCTACTGTCGTGGATATGTCCAAAGTTACATTCAGGAAAATTGATAAACCAGCTAAGATAATGGATCAATTAATGGCTATAGATATCAACTCCCGACATCACAGCTAGATAATCCCTATTGATGATATACCTGAAACAATCTCATCTTGGATTACAGTGGTGAAGGGCAGCACAATCACGATCAAAACGTGCCGAAAAGGAAATATCACGAAGGCTGCTCGGGCATACATAAGGAAATATACTGGTCACGACACCGACAATGATCAAGTCAGAGACTCCCACTCTGGACACCCTATGTTAAGATACCTCACAAATACACAGCTAGCAATCTTAGTGTCAAGAACACTGAATCACGCTGTCAAGCAAGAGGGCTTAAATATTACGATAGTCGATGTGGGTTCCAAATGGACCCAGATGATCCCTCTTTTGGATAAATCTCTGAGAGCCTTTCACGCTAAAGGAATATATCTAACGATCAATTACGTTGGATATAGACCCCAAGAAACAACATATGATCAGTTGTATAGGGGACAGAACGGCAATTACCAATCTCCAAATCCTGCTCTTGTGTGTACACTTCAACGTGGATACTGGGCACCTGAATGTAGTGACAATGCAGACTACACATGGATGTTTGATAGCAATTACTACTTAGGCAATATCCACAAGGGTGACCTGACTAATGGAATGTTACTGATCAGAACACAGCATTTTCCATCAGCGCCTGGAGATTACAGACTACCCTGGAATGAGGGTACAT